CCCCCTCAGGGGGTCCGAAACGGGATGCTGTTCGCATTCCGGATGACACGATCCAGTGTGTCATCGCTGCACTGTGCACTCTTAACGTTAAATACGTCTCTGAGGCATTCACAGGAGCGCGTGTGGGGAATTGAGAATCCCCACACGTGGTGCAGTTTTGCTACTTCTCATCACAACCTCTCAAGGAGCAACCACGCATGACAAAAGTGAAAAGGGGAAGCACTGCACGGGTGCGAACCCGTGATAATCTTCAGCCCCCTGGTCGGTTTGGTACCTGGGCTCAAGGCCCATTAGCCAATTACTCAAACCAGTCACTGTACCTGTCTCCCCTAGGGGAGCAGCAAGTCATGACAGACGTGGTCCAAGCGAGCTTTCACGCCCGCCTTGCCTCTGGTGAAGTGATGTTTAACCCAATGTCGCAAACGCGGCTGGCTGTTACGTCATCGAGCGTGAGCCCGATAACACGGCAGATCAGTCCGCCTAATGCGGTAGGGCAGAAGTATGGGTACAACGGCGACTACCTACTCGCGAGAGTTGGTGGCAGTCATTCAACCGATCCGCAGAGGGTGACCTATGGGTTAATACCCCAGAGGTTAACCACCTTACCTGTTGATCGCGCCGTTGCCGAAGCATGTACTAAGGCTATTCGTCCTCCGGCCGAAGCCAGTCTGCTAGTATCACTAGCTGAAATGGACAAAACCCGACGTCTAGTTCCCGATCTACTGCGAAACTGGAGCACCTTGTTCAAACGTCTTAATACTGACGTTAAGGTAACCCGTCAATTGACGGAGCTTCAACAAGCAAGTCGGCTTAGCGCACGGAACCTAAAAGCACTCGAACGTACAGCCACAGAAACATGGCTGGCAGCTCGTTTTGGTGTGCGTCCACTAATCATGGACACATTAGGTGTACTCAAAGCAATGAATGGGACCTACGATTCCAACGAGGCCATCCGGCTAACTAGCCGGGGAAAAGCCTCCGTCGCAGAGAGCGACGTGAAGAACGTAGAGTGGTACGATGGACCTTCTTACCGCGACTATATAACGATCAGCAGGCATCACAGCCTGTCGGTACGCGCAATGTCGTTGTGGGAAGTGCGGATGGACATGCTCCGAAATGCTGGAGTATCGCTCGCCGCAGTACCAGAAGCAGCAATTGATCTGGTAAAGTTCTCCTTCGTATTAAACTGGGTGGTAAATGTGAACGACTTCTTCGCAGCACTCGGTGCCCTCGCTGATCCGGCTCTACAAAACCTTGGTGGCTGTTACGTGGTTGAAGAAACAATTCAATCCGTGTGGCAGTGCACTGGTAGTATGTATCCGAGTTCCGTTTACGTGGTTGAAAGACCATGTAGCGGGATTGTTCAGGCTACGCTCGTCGAGAGACGCCGTACGCCTGCTCAGCTGAACAAACAAATGAAGTTAGTCGTCCGTGCGGATCCCATGAAATTTACCAGGGATCTACGCCTCCTTGATGCGGTTGCATTGTTGAGGCAGCAGCTGCGCGGGCGCAACGTGCGGGGTTTAGCCAAAGTTTTAGGTTAAATCTTTGCTTTTTATTTCTCCTTTGATTAGGAATTAAGTATGGCATTAACTGTCAACGCCAAATCGTATGTCGCCGATGGGTGGGATACGAACTCTGTCCGCTTTCAAGGGCCTGCGAATTCCACTTCGGTGGTTGATCGCCTGCTCCAGAAAGTAACCCCTGCCAAACCGACTGCACTCTTTAGCGGACTTGTCCGCTTCCAGGTGAAGTTGACGAGGACCAGCACCCTCACGGGTGCGAAGACCTCGACCGGCAACAGCACGGTGGACATCAACATTGCTCGTCCCGTCGGCATTTCAGACGCCGATTCCGACGCGCTTGTAGCCGATCTGGGCGCCTATATCGCTTCTGCAGCGTTCAAGGCCGCTCTCAAGTCCAGTCAGCCCAACGGTTAATCACCGTGGAGCTGGTAAACGCTCACGCGTTAGTCTTCGACAAGCTTGGTGAAATACTCATGCTTGCCGCGGCACTGGCCGCCGCCGTCGTTGTTTCACTACGGCGGTGAGATCGACTCAAAACCACTGATCATTCGTTAGGAGATCACAATGCAACACAAAAACAAGCGTGTCGTCACGGGTCAACTCCCTCTAGCCTATTCGGCCAAAGACGAAAGTAGCGAGCTGTTCTGCCATATAAAGCAGTTTAATGAAGCCCATAGGGGGCGAGGTCTTAAAGCTTTACGATCTCTCCTTTCTAGTGTTGTGAATGTCCCTGGGTGGGACGCCGCGAAGCCCGTTTATGCCTTGGTGAACTCCGAGGCCCCTGAGCGGGCTGTGCGCCTCGCCCGCGAGATGCTGTCACAGTCGTACGACAGCTATGATGAGCAAATCATCAACTCGCAAATCGCAGCATTCGTAAAGAAATACCCGTTTGACGGTAGTGATTCGGTCTGCACTCAAAACGCCATGGCAAAGTTCCGCCGTGGTGAGAGACGCAACCGGCACTTAAATGCGCTATTACGGCGCCGCCGTCTACGGACTGAAGGAACTGCACCCAAGCCAACAGATATGCCGCACAACTTGATCGTTGGCGGTACGTCAGGGCTGGGGCTAGATCCGAGCGCCCACGTGGCGCACATGCGAGATTACATCAAGCGTGTTATCGGAGACGAACCCTCCTTCAAGGAAATGTTTACTGAATGTCGATGGGGACCGGGAGCCGCAGTTGGTGTGAGCGGACAGTTTACTAACTTTGCCAGGAAACTCTTGGCTAAGAAATGGACTGTCACGCCTGCTGCAATTCCTTACGTGCTAACCGCTGCAAAGAGGTTCCCGATGTTCTGGGAGCTCCTCGGGCTGACCAAGGTTTATGAGGTCAGTCACGATTCCAGTTTTGTTCCCCATCCTGAGATGTTAGACAGGAGGGAGTACATATGCGTTGATCCCGTCGAATTTGACAGGCGCATGCTGGAGCGGATGGTTGTCGTACAGCACAATAAAATCGCACTTGTACCCAAAGATGC